CCTTAGAAATCAATTACTTAAGATCGATGTCTAATTTTTTTTTCATTTTTTTCTTTAAGCGTCCCATTTGAAGCTTAGAAATATGATCGTAATAGAACTTACCTTCCATATGATCGTACTCATGTTGAATGATTCTATTAGAAATCCCAGTGAAAAGCATTTCTTCGTGCTCATTTCCATCAGCATCCATAAATGTTACTCTACAGGCATCAGGTCTTTTTACACCAATGAATACTCCTGGAAAGGTTAGACATCCTTCTTCCAAAACAATATTCTTATCTGAGAACCAAGTAATTTTTGGATTAATAAATGTTTGTTCGTACTCACCGTATTTTACAACAAACATTCGTTTATTAATACCAATCTGATTAGCAGATAATCCAGCTCCGCCAAACTGTGCGACAAGCTGATACATTTGCTTGGAAAGCTCTTTCAAACCTTCAAGATCTTTACTTGGAGTTTCAATAAACTCCAAAGGCGAAGTTAGTAATGGGTTATTATATTCAGCTAAATTCATTTTTTTACAATCCATACATTATCGTATTCACTAAGGCCAGTACCAGACTTTAAAATCCCGTCATTGTAAGAGGCAATCACTACGCTTCTTACCATTTCTGTCTGAGAATCATGACCTATAAGTAGTCCTCCGCTTTTAACTTTCGGCCACCAATATTTAATATTATCTGTTATTTCTTCTGAATTAGAATAGCAATCTAGGCAAATAAAATCGAAGTAGCTATTTTCAAAGTCTTTACTAGCAATTTCAGAATCTTTTTCGATAACTTCTATTTTGCTATCGACTCCTGAATATTTAAGATTATGCTCAAAAATAGTTTTCGATAATTCTATATCCTTAATGTCATAAACTTGTCCATTTTCATCATATTTATAATCAGTATGAGGTTTCCAATTATCAATAGCATACATTTTTTCAATAGAGCTACAATGTTGGGCGAGATTCAATAAACTTAATCCTCTATAGACTCCAACCTCACATCCAATTTTGTAGTTCATAAAATTTATCAAATGAACTATTGATCTATAAGATCCTTCTGGAAAGTCATAGTTTTCAATCATACTTTTACCTTACTAAAGTTGTGTTCTTTAACAAATTCAATCTTACTTCTAAACTTACCATCTAATAGATCACCCTTGTGTGAAATAACAAATACGTTTGTTGCTTGATCATCTAGAGTATAAAGGATCTTCATTAGGTTATCAATACCATCATGATCTAGAGACGAATCAAATGTTTCATCTAGAATTAGCAAATTCGTAGATGTTGAGTTTTTCATTCTAGCAATTTGACGCCACGTGAAGAGTAAGGCCAAATCAATCCTTTGTTTTTCGCCTTCACTAAAGCTCGCATAATTGAATGAGTCTCTATGGCGGGATTTGATTGTTTCATTAAAACTTTCATCTAGCTCAAACTTTACAAAGAAGTCAAGTACCTGAAGATATTTATTCACTAAGTTATTCATAACAGGTAAATACTGTTTAATTACTTTTGTCTTAATACCAGTATCTTTTAGCATTTCTGACGCAGCTTGGTTATATGATTTAGTATCAATCAACTTTAGCTTTTCTTCAGATAAAACATTACGAGATTCTTGTAGTTCTGATAGTTCAGAATTAGCTTTTGATAAATCTCCTGTAGAACCTCTTAGTGAATCTATCTCAGTCTCAAGATTGTGTATTTGTCTTTGGAGCCCGGCGATTGTAGAATTGTTAGTTGATATAGATGCTGTCTTCTCTCTGACCTGCTCTGCAGTGATATTGAGCCGCTCAATAGCCTGTTCCACAATAGTTGACTGTTCAGATGCATCAGAAATTGCCGTGTTAAGTTCTTGGGCTTTGGACTTGGCATTGGACAATTTTTTGTGTCTGAGATCATCACCAATACCTTGGGAACATGTTGGACAAACATCATTTTCTTCGTAGAACTTTGCGTCTTTAACAACCTCTTTGATTTTTGATTGGAATTGAAATTTGAATTGAGAGAGGCTTTGCTTTTTATCGTGGTTGGTTTTAAGACTTTCAGCAAGGCCTTCTTGAAGACTTTCGATTTCTTGGGATAAGTTGTTGTTGACCATATTGAATTCTTCGATCTCGTCCTGATTGGTATCAATCTGGGCAGTTTTCTTTTCAATTTGCTCATCATTCAACTCCGTAATATCACGAATATATTTCTTTTGAAGAGAAATCTTTTCTTTATTCAAATCATATTCGTATGTAATATTGCCAATTTCTTCTTTAAGTTTTGAATCCTTTTCACGAAGGATTAAATTCATTTTAGAAAATACACCAATGTCTAATAGATCTTCAATTACGTCTCTACGGTGGCCTGCTGGTAGTTGCATAAATGGGATAAATGAAGATGAACCAAGTACAACAATTTGGTGAAATGATTTATGGTTCAACTTTAGAATATTTTGCTCTAAAAACTTTTGATAGTCTTTAGCGGCTGATGATTGATTAATCATATTACCGTTTTGCCAGATCTCAAACTTAGTTGGTTTGATACCACGCTTTACTGCAAATGTATGAGAACCAATCGTAAAGTTAACTTCAACCTCAGTATTCTTACCATTGATGGTATTTACTAGTTGTGGTTTGTTAATGTTGCGATGTGGTTTACCAAACAAAGCAAAGGAAAGAGCATCAAGAAGAGTACTCTTTCCTGCGCCATTTTGGCCTACGATTAGTGTAGTAGGTGATCTATCTAATTGGACTTCTGTAAAGTCATTGCCAGTTGACAGAAAGTTTTTCCAACGGATTTTTTCAAAAACAATCATACGATTTCCATACTTTGTGCTTCGACGTACAGCGTTCTCATTAAGTTTTTAATACGACCTTTATCAAGATCTGTTTCAACAGCTTCAACATATGAATCCAAAAGTTCAGTAGTATCTTCTACTGATACAGACTCATCTTCAACATTATCACCAGTAAACTCTTCAAATGTTTCAGCAATTTTTAGTTCATGAATATCTTCATTTTGGATACGATCAACAAATCTATCAAACATAAATGGATCAGTCTTTTTGACTACCACAACTTTTACAAACTTATCTTTTAAATTTGACGTATCATAATTATTATAATCTATTTTTTCATCATTGTAAAACACTTTTTCAAAAATAGTATATGGGTTACGAATTGGAGTAAGTTCACGAGTTTCAGTATCAAGAATATGGAAGAACTTAGGGTCATTACAATCGGACCAAGTAAACTCCATTTGAGTGCCAAGGTAGTGAATATGCCCTTGGTTTGACTTTGTATGGAAGTGGCCAGACATTACTAATTCAAAACGTTCAAAGATTTCAGAAGTCATACCATGAGTATTTGGCATACCTTTCATCATATCAAAGCCAATCAATTCCAAATGAGCGCCAAGAATTGGTGCATTACACTTCTTAATAAAGTCGATTGATTCTGCATAGTTTTCTGAGTTAATCCAAGGGACTACAGCAATATTCAAACCATCATAATCAAGCACTTTTGGCTTCATAATAATATTTACGTTTGATGTATAGTAACCCAGAAGTTCTTTCAAAGAAGTCAAATCATTAGTATTCTTATAGAACACATCGTGGTTTCCTGGAATAATATCCATATGAATACCTTCTTTCTTAAGTACATCTAAGAAAGTTTTACGATTTGAATTTTGTGCTTTGAAATTGATAAATTTGCGGTGGTCATAATAATCACCTAGGTGCAGAATTTGATTAATTCCATGCTCTTTCAAATATGGAAAAAATACATCTTTATAAAATTTTTCTTGGTAATTTAAAAAGATTTCTGATGAATTGCGAATACCGCAATGGGTATCATTAATGATTGCTATTTTCATCTAGTCCCTCAAGGATTTCACGTTTGAGCTTATTAGCTCTTTCATATGCTTTAATAGTATCTCGGTGTTCGTGGCCTTTTAAGCTTCTCTCAAGATTTGCTGCTTTTTGCAACTCACAAAAGCTTATAAACTTGGCTTTAAGTCCCATATTATTCTCCCATAAACAATTCAATACCTTTAGCGTTTTTAGTTTTTACCTTTTCTTCTTTTGCAAATTCTTTTAGCTGAGTGTCGGTATCTTTTACTTTATCAATACGAGAACGAAGTTGATCTACAAAATATCGACCAGTGTCTGAATCTCCATCAAGGCCTGCTTGCATAAAGTCATCAATAGAAGCTTTTTCAATCCATTTGAATTTAATGTCTTGTTGCTTCTTTTCTTTTGCAATGCGACGTAAAAATGCATAATAACAGATTTGAGTAAAGTACGCAAAGGCATTTGGATTACCTGTACGAGTTGCAGCTTCTATGTTATAATTCATAATAGCTTTTAGACAATTCTCAACAGCGTCCATTACCATTTCTTCACGGTAAGTGTATCGAATAAAATTAGATTTGTGAGACAAGCCTTCGGCAATCTTAAGGAAACAGGTTGCAATATAATCAGTAACAACTGGAAGTGCTTGACCTTCCTCTTGGGCTTTATTTACTGATGAGACGTATTCAACTACTTTATAAGAGAATTCTCTATTGTTGACATAATGTGGTTTATCTTTTGGTTTGATTTTAGCCATG